AGACTTTGCAGTCACAGTAGTCTTATCGATTGAGAACGCCATTTGAGGAATAGCAGGTGAACCAGTTGTGCCTGCAGCTTCCATTGTAGCTGTAGCCATACCAGAACCAGGCTGATACTCATCAATTGAATCCGCGTCAGTACCTGCTGAACCACCTGAAGTAGGATCATCACCGGCAAACGGATCATTATTACCACCATCAGCAGTACCAGTATCACCAGAAGCTGTACCAGAAAAACCAGTATCTGCTTCGTTGAATAATGCTTCTGTACCACCTTGAGTGCTATAACGGCTCTTCATAGCAAAGATTAGACCAGTTGGACCAGTCATTGGCTGAACGCCAACCAAATCGAATGCTAGAAGTGCTGGAGTAGCACGACGGACTAAGCTAATTAGGACTGGGTCCCAATTATCTACACCACCGCCAGTTTTATTGGCAGCAGCTGCTTCTTGAAGCTGAGCTTCTTGAGCAAAAGCTTTTTCTTGGTTCTCAAGAACTACCGCTGTAACTGCACGTCTGTGAGGATCAGCAATTTTACCGGCATCTTGTGAATCAAGTACAGGAGCCCATTTTTCCTGTAGTTGTATTTGATTAATTTCTTCCATTTTTATCTCCTATGGATTGATTAAGTTCGCTTGATTGCGTCCAAGTACTTCTGCATTTGATCAGACACTTCTTGGGTTTCTTGTGAATCCTCGGATATTCCATCAACTTCCGTTAATGTTCCAGCCGGGGTATCTTTGTTAAGGTAAGATTCCTTAATTGTAGCTATCTTAGTTGCAAAAGTTTCATTATCATCAGCTTCAATAGCCTCAGTTAACTCAGTTAATTTTGCAGTTTCAGTTGCTGCCAAACCTTTACATGCTTCACGGATTATGTCTTGTCTTTCGTAAGCTTTCACTTTCTCTGACAATTCCATAGCCTTTTCAGTAGCATCATTTAATTGAGACTTCGCATCTTTAGCTTCCTCAGATAGATTATCTAAGATATCTCCTGCGTCAGCAGGAACATTGATGTGATGTTCACTAAATAATTGACCTAGTGATTGTATAAATGATTCAGTGATTTCAGATTTAAGAGAATGCTCAATTGCAACCTCGTTGTCCTTCATCCAGTTTTCAACTACATATGTTAAGTAGCCGTCAACCTTGTCAACTAAATCTTCTTTAATAGCTTCAACTTCACCAGCTAAATCTTCAGAATATTGTTCTTCTAATTTTGCTGTTTCAGCATTTACTTTTGAATTTAATGCAGCTTCAAAAATAGTAGCAGCTTTCTCTTTAAAGCCTTCAGACAATGTGTCTTCGTCTTTAATTAGTGCTTCTACGTCTTCCTTAAATTTGCCTTTCTTCTCAACAACATCGCCTTCTGAACCGTCGTCAGCTTTCACTTTCTTCTTTTTCAGAGCATCGGTTTTGTTATCAGGTTGATCTTCATTTTTAAGGTCGGATTTTTTACTTTCCTTTTTAGACTTACTTTTTTCTTCTACATCTCCTTCATCTTCATCATCTTCATCGTCATCTTCTTCTTCAGCTTCTAGCTTAGCTTTTGCTTTAGCTTTTTCTGCTGCTTCAAAAACGACGTCAAGATCCTCTTTAGACATTTCTGCCAAAGAAGCTTTAATTGCTGATGCTGTACGAGCTGCTGTAAGAGGTGCTTCTGGAATATCTAATTCCGGAGCTTCTACTTGCGTATCCTCCACAATAACCTCATCTACAGTTTCGTCAACAACTTCGTCTTTAATATCAGACATTGTTTTCTCCTTTAGAGATTATAGTTTAGAGAGGAAATGCTCAAAACCTGCAGACTGTTGCTCTTCCGAGAACAATTCAGGCTTTTTCACTTCTGTCTCACCTTTTTCAATAGTCTTAATATAATGACCAGGTCTATCCTCGTCCCAATTAACACCTTCCATAATGCCATTTACAAATGCATTAGGTGCTGATGGGTCTTGGACGATATCAATAGTGTTAAGCATGAAATCATCCCTAACATAATTGGCCCCGTCTTTAAATTTAAGACTTCCCATACCACGACTTGACACTCCGAGTTGGACTCCACCTTCAACCAAACCTTTTACAATTTGACCCATAGGGGTATCTAAAATAAGTGCCTTTCCCATCACATTATTACCGTCCCATTTGAGTTCGGTAATTCTGTGAGAAACTTTATCTAAATTAATGGAAGGACTTTCAGGGTGGTTTAATTCTCCCACCGCGCGTCCTGTAATAACTTGCTCATTTACAAACTTATCAACTGCAGCTGTTAAAATTTCTCTGGTATAAATTCTACCATTCTTATTTTTATTTTCTGCTTGCATAAAGATACCTTCTAAGAAAGTACTCTTTTTGCCATTCTTACCCTCTTGGATTGAATAACCAAGTGAGTGGTCTGTATATTCTGCAATTAGTTTCATTTATGCTCCCATTAAATTGATGAAATCTTTTAAAGAATTCTCAGCATCTTTCACTGACTTATATTTGTCAAGCTTTATACCATCAATATACAAATTAAATTTATTTGTAATGGTTGCTGTAGTTTTCTTCTTTCTTCCAAGCTTGGTTAAGTGCTTGGCTACCTTTTCACCAGGGGGTAGTTTTAACTTAGCTTCTATTACTTCGTTAAATGATTCTTTAAACGTTAACATCTGTTGCTTCTTCCCCTTCTGTTTCTACAGCAGGCTCTTCGACTGCTGGAGTATCATTAGATGCTCCATACATTTTTGAAGCAACTTCTTGTTTATGACTATCTAACGCATCAAGTATTTTATCATGCATAATACTATTAAAAGTATTATTACTCTTTTGTGCGTCACCCTTTTTTATATTGTCAATTAAATTTCTAGTACTCATAATCTCTCTTTATCTTATTTATAAAATTGTTTATTTCCAGTATACTTTTTGTATACATTATGTATTATTTAAGACTCATTCCTATACCTGTTAGGTCAGGATTAATATCACCTGGCTTGACAGGATCATCCTTATTGTCTTTATTAATTTGTTTGATTTCATCATCAGTCAACTTAAGAATATTACGACGTACGTAATCTTTAGACCAGAATAAACCAATATATTCGTCCATCATTTGCATTGCTTCTAATCTTTCTTTAAGAATTTCAGTATCTTTAAGTTCTGCATAATAATTATCCCGTGCATATTCAAAAATTATAGATTCTTTTATATCATGCCAATCACTTGGTACAATAATCTTTTTAAGAATTAATTGTCTTTTGAGTGTTTCAGAAAATAATGTTGAGAATTTATTACGAACTCTATCAATAAATTTTTGGAATTTAAGTTCGTCACGTGTAATTTCTGATGAACGTCCTATAGAAAATGCATCTGCTTCAGTTAAACGTGACATTGGAATATTTAAAGAATGATATAACTTCTGTTGAAAGTATTGAATATCTTCAATCTCACCTAGGTTTTGTCCACCAGGAAGAGTAGATATTTCAGTACCTCTACCGCCTTCTCTACGAGGTAACCAAAAATCTTCCATAACATTTCTATGAACTTTTTCGTCTTTAAGATTACCCGTGGTTGGGTCATATACTATCTTATTACGATACCTATTCATTGTATTGTTTAAGTATTCTTCTGCTTTACCCTTAGGTAGATTACCAACGTCTATATAAAATATACGTCTTTCGGGAGCTCTTGAAATTCTATAAATGACAAGAGAGTCTTCCATCATACTTAATTGATTTAAAGGTTTAAGTGCTTTATTTAAATGACCTATAACCTTATTACGTTCTTCATTTAAAAGACCTGAATTAACTTGAATAATAGCATCTGGATTAATTCTTAAGCCTTCTTGATTATGTACTAATTGGTCATCTTGATATATGTAATACTCTGGACCTTCTTTAATAATTTCTGCACCAGTTTTTGGGTCTTTAACTCTTTCAACTTCTTTAACTTTACGAATCTTAATTGGGTCAACTTGTCTTAATTCTCTTATACCATTATTAGGTTTGCCTTCATCAATAATAACATGATAAAATAATCTACCATCTATATACCAACGTTTAAATAAATCGTATGCAGTACCTTTAAAATTAAGTATATTAAGAATATTTTTAAATTCTGCTTGAATTAAATCTTCTATACCATTTGAAGTTTTAAGTGTATCAAGATTTAACTTAACAATAACACCATGTTCTTCACAAATAGCTTCATTACATATGTCCTCAATCGCCATATCCACTTCTGGATATGAAGATATCTGACGATATTTCATTATTAAATCTTTATCATTTTGGAATTTATCTCCTTGTAGGTCCATGTACTGTCCAAAGTACCCACCTGTAGGAGAGATTTCAAACGCACCGTCCTCATTATCTGATGCGAATGATACTGGTTTTTTATTTTCTGAACCTTTTCTTTTAAAGCTCCAGCCAAATAATGTATTTTTTTCTTCTGCCATTTAAATAATCCTTTACACTCTTTCCTAAATATTATTTATAACACTTAGAAAAGAGTGCCCGAGGGCACTCCTTAAGTTATTATGATGATTTACGTTGTCTTATTAGATTCCCAATATTGTACTTGTAACTCAACAGTGAACTCTTCTATAGTATTTTCATCTGTATAAGCTAATTCAATAGCTCCTAAAGAAGTAGGGAATGTACCACGAATGTCATACTTTTTCTTGACTGTACCATCTTTGTCAAGTTGTTCAACAATCATATCAGCCATGTAAGAACTTGGTTGTGTTAAACCAGTATTCGTTTCATGTTGATTGATACCATTCATCCATTGTTCAAAGGAATTACGTACATTAAAGTCAGTATCGTTAATTACCGTAATGTTCCATGCTTCAAACGTTCTGTCACCAGCAATTTGCAACTGACGGCCCCTAAAAGGAACCATTATAGGTGCAATTGTACTTGCTGGCATTGAAGCCGCTTTACACATGTAAGATGCTAAAGATACATCCGCCGTAACATATGATGGGAAACCCATCGTTACTTTGAATAAATTAGGTCTAGCACCGCCGCCAACTAACTTGGCTTTCATATCATCTACGCCTAAAATAGCCATCTTTAATTACCTCCCGCAATTTCATTAAACTCAACACCAGTACGAGTTGCAATGAAGTTAAGTGTAATGTAGTTAATAGATCTTGCAGGTTTGACATAAATATCTGCAACAAACTTATTAGTATCTATAATGTTACCAGTGTTATTGGTTCCATCACAAACAACTTTAAAGTCTGTAATACCACGTCTTCCCTTCACATCTCTCAAGAAAGGTTCAACCATGTTTCTAAATTGAGCCCTCGTAAATTCATCATTAAATTCAAATAATGATGCTTTAGATGCTGTAGATATCGCCTTCTCCAATACAATAAACAATCTGCGAACATTAATTCTATCGAACGCTGATGGTTTAGATTGTAAAGTTTTATCACCAAATAACACTGTACCCGAACCAGGAAATGTTACAATAGGGTTTACACCCGACTTGTATAAAGTATCTCTTTCTGCCTGATTAGGATTAAATGCTAATTTAGTAACATTTCGAACGTTACCACGAGTAAATCCAGCCGGTGAGAACCAAGCATCTGCGACTAAATCAGCGTTAGCTGCTAGTCCTGCCATGGAACCTGCCGCGCAAATCCAACGATATACATCTTCATATTTGTCATACACATATAAAGAACCTGAATCTGCAAAGCCATAAGACGTTGAAGTACAAGCTGTTCTCCATGTAGCTACCGTAGTACTTGGTGCTGCTGCATTTGCTGTAGCGGCTCTCTCTGGAGAGATAAAGCCTACTGCATCTTTCCTTGCTGCACATAGTGCAGTTATATGATTACTTAGTGTAATGTTATCAGCTGCACTCAAACCTGAGTTTGCCTGGAACACTAAGTTCACATCTACTGTTTCTGCATCTGCAAATTTATCGTACATAGCAGTAGTTTCACCTACTGTTAATGCATTATCATCAACACCACCAGTA